TTACTTTACAACTTTCATTCTTAGCTTGTAACAAATTGAAAATCCAGTGGTATCTACTCCAGTCTGAAATATGATTTGACTATCGTTTGTTGATACTATCCCTATTGGGGCATATGATCTTGCTTGAGATTGGGTTCCAATTACTAGACCAACAGTAAAATCAATTATTTTCCATCCAGCAGGTGCGTCGATAACAACCCTTCCATCCCCAGAATTAACCGCTTTCAATGTCCAGTTCGTAGATATGCATTGTCCATTGCTTTCATAAGTAAACCCATTTGGCACCAAGTAGTCAGGCATGAATCTATCACCAACTGGAATTATGTTTACCCAGTTTGCTGGTGCGATAATACGGCTTGACCCAAAGTATATCCCTGTGTTTTGCATCGTGAATCTAGCATTTGCATCTACAGTTATGAGGAATGTATTTGCAAATGAAGATGATGACATGTCACCAGTCATATTACGCAGGGTTAACAGGCAACCATTTAAAGAGTAAAAATAAGAGTTATTTGTTGCCGGTAGTGTGAATAACTCCGCGTTAGACATAAGCTGCGACATGGAATAGTACGGACCGTGTTTACCTGTCGTGTTAGTTAATAGCGCGCCCTGATTCCACTTAATGCTAGATGTTACAGTGCTGCTATTGCCATAAATCATAACCCCTTGCCATGCTTCAATGCCCAGTGATTCGATATCAAGGCCATCGCATCCGTAAGCAGTAACGGCAATCGCTGTTTCGTTTGTGTAGTCGTAAATTGGGTAAATGGTAGGGTTAATTAACATCCCTTCGACCCAGCCAGTTATTTTGCTGTACTGGACATGTCGCAATACAAGCCCGAATACGCAGGCGTCAACCTGCACGCGCAAATCTAGGGCCGTAATAGAACCGCCTGGAGATGTGTGCTCTGGTGTTGCCGTGTCAGGGTCTAACCAGATGCCCTTATGACATGAGTCGACAATAATTGTACCGACCATGTTCCAACTACCGTAACCGAGTAGCCCGTATTCGCAGCCGCTAATGGCTACGTTTATTTTCAGGCCGATAGCAAAGTTAGCATGGAACCCAATTGTTTTGTCGCCTTTACTCGCATAGCGACGTGGGCGTTTTCGAGTTAACTTGAACCCTTCGAACGACAAGTTTCTAACGAACTCGTCAGAACTTCCGGCATCCACTGAGTTAATAACGCGGACGATACAGTCTTGACCAAACGTTGGAACGCTACCCTCACGGATAAATGTAGTACATACGCGGTCGTTAGCTGGATTAGTGTTTCCGTACCATTTAGAGCCATCGTTTAACTGCAGATAGTTATTACCTAAATGATATTGCGCGTAGAACGGGCAGCGAATAGGGTTAATTCCTTTGTTGTCGTCATCCGCTTTTTGACACGCAGCCCAATCGATAGTTTGAGTTAACGCCGTCACGAATGGATAAACAGCTTGTGCCGCAGCAAGAGTTGAATAACGCTCGGAAAGTGGATGAACGGTGCCGTCACCAATTGCGCCGAATTGCTCAGGGGTGACGTACTGGATCACCTGATCTAATGTTCCGCCTGCTGCCATGCCAATCATGCTTGAGCCGACAGAAGTGGCCAGCATTGTTTTTAACGCAGCATCCCCAATTCCTACCCATGCATCAGGCCCCACTCCCCCCGTAGAGTCAGGGGTTGATCCGGCAGGTACGGTTTTAGGCAATGTTCCAGCCCAGCGGTAATACTCGCCATTTGATTCCCAAAGCAGCGCTTGGTTTGGCAGCGTCAGTGTTGCTCCATCTTCAAATGATTCAACTAATATCCAGCCAAAGCCACTAATGGCATCGAATGCTAGCTTGCGTAAACCTTCAATCGTGTAATGCTTTCCGCCAAATCGGTCAATATATTGCAGGGCAAGCGAGGTAACGAATTCATCGATTTTTCCTGCGTTAAATTTCAGGTCACGGGCTGATTCACTTGGGACTGGCAGATTGGTTGGTGTAGTAGTCATAATTTTTCCATAAAAAAACCCAGCGCTATGGCTGGGTTATTGATAGTTGGTATTGGTTTAGACGTTGTAGTCTGGTTTCGCGTCGAAATACTCGTCACAGGTCAGTGAGAACGTGCCGTCAGAGTTAGGTTTCTTGTCTGATACTCGCCATCGCATGGCCTCCATTTCAGCGGTTGTGGCAATGACATAGCGTGATGGGGATTGAACGTTGTAGCCGTCGAAGATATTGAGTGTGATGTTCGGCACCGCGGCCGTAAATCCAAACGTGGTGTCTGAGCGTGGGTATGCTCTGATTTTTTCCGTAGAGTTGCCGATCGAGTCGGTTACCCTGACATACATGTCGCCAGCAAAGCTAATTTGCTCGCTCGTATCAAAGTCATTGCCGTTCCGCGCAACGATGTAACCAGCTTGCTGGTTTGTGTCGTAAGTATCGGCAACAACAATCATCTCGCCCGGTGAAACATACTCTCCGTCCGCCAGCGTCTTCATGTTCATCTTCATGCGTGAGCTGACCAGCCGGTTAACTTCCAGAAGCGCCCTATCCTTTGCTTGGTACTCGTTACGGCATCCACTAAGCGATATTTTCAGAGGAGATAATGCCGCTTGCTCAACAATACCTGTGTCCGTAATGCGATACCGGATATAGGTCTTCTTGTTTGTTTTCGGACTGACATACTCAATTTCTACACCGTCATATCCTCCTGGCATGGTCATGTCGTAACTTATTTTGTACTCATCAGCGACGATATTTGCACGGTTGAATACAGCAGATGGGTACTCTTTGCGCTCATCTCTGGCGAACGTAAGCACACCATCATCCCAGTACGCGATTACTCGCGCCGCGTTGCAGATAGTCTCTATGCGGTTACCAAGGGAAACGTCCTCGTCGTCAAACGTGTAGTCGAAATAACCAAGCCGCGGATCCGGTAATGACTGATAGATACTGTAAAGCTCATACAGGTCTATCGTGTCTGCTGGCTGCTTCCCTATGACCAGCCACTCATGCGCGACTGCATCAGCAAAGCTGCGTGAAGGTCTAAGCGTATAATCAACTATGCGAGTGTTTATGTCATAGCTGATTGTGTGACGCGTAACGAGTGCGTTGTATTTGCGATCACGTGAGCTGGTAGCTTGTTCCGTTGCGCGTACAGTGACTTTTACCAAAGTATCATTTGGATAAGTTACATTCGTCCGGCGTGTTACTGAGTGCGCCTCTGCTATTTGCAGAAGATTGCTGTCAGAACTGTTGTTAGTTTTTCGCAGCTGGAACGCATATCGCGCTTTACCGTATGGAGGTGTGAACTTGAATGTGCCGTATATGTAATCAGCGCGACTATCACTAGCGTTGAAAACATAGCTCGAGTAGCTATAAGTCGGTGAAATCCTATCGTTATCGTCATTTACAGCCCAATACTCCAGCAAGAAGTCAGCACCCTCTCGCTTGCCAAGTTGAGCCTGCAAGTGCACCCAAAGCTCATCGCCTTCAATTGCCGCGAAGTATGGCCCAGAAATATTCCCTTTGTTTTCAGTCAGCGTGAATATCGTGTTGTTGATAGTCGAACCAGATGGTATCTCGACTGGGCTGTTGATCGCTGATAGTTGGAAGGTGAAGTATTTAACTGGGTCAATAACAGAGCTATCATCTGACTCAGTCGCAGCATCCAAAGACGCTGAAAACGTGACATTCTCAGTAACATCACCAGATGCTAAATGGCGTGTCACATTGACGGTAACTTGCACCGGTAGAGGCTTAGGGATGTCATAGAAATAGTCGAAATCAGATGACTGAACGATTTTAACCGCGGCGGATGTGCCAGTAATCGTGCCTGACACTACATCATTAGTAGTTGCAGTGGCTACTTGTTCGCTATTGCTCTCATTAGGCCCCAGCACCTCCTGCCCGTCTACATCATCAAATTCGAATCCCTGAATGATTTCTGGAATGACGGTACCGGGAGGATAAAACTGGTAGCTGGCACCGGCAATAGAACCCAAGCTTGACTCTGAATAGCGCACGCTCTCTACCGTGTAATTCCCGATCCCGAAGTTCATCCATTCAGTGACGTACTTGATGTTGTCAGTAAACTCGAACATAGACTGCTGAATCAAGTCGGGAAATGAGCGAACCTGCCCGTAAATATCAGGACGCGCCTGATATGTACGGGCAATATTTGTTTGACCGGTCAGCTTATTATTTGGGCTCTCTTTAGCGTTGTTATCCGCTGCTGACGAGAAAGAAGGCTTGGGAGCAAGAAACGAGAATACCTTGGTGACGAGTTTGAAAACAGGACTCAGAATGTCGCTAACGATACTCCGCGGCTGATTGAATATCTGGATGCGATGTAGCTCTGTGAGTTCAAACGAAAGCTCGGTCTCTTCGTCTGCCAACACGCCATTGATGACGATCGCAATATCCCTATCAAACGCTTGCTGCTCCAACCACGTGTAAAAGTTAGAGCCGTTGGCAAGCTCAATTCTCTCCTTCGGCACTCCGGGCAAGTGCTGTATTTCTAGAAGTGCCATACGAATAAAACTCCACTTTAGTGAACACCTTTTCCATTACGCGCAGCTTGTCGAGCCTCACAGAGCCATTGAGTCCGCGGCTATGTAATGCCATCCCACTGAGAACTAAACCTACGTGCTCCGCTCTACGCCCCATGTAGCCAACAAAAATACCATCCTCGATGGGTGCTTTCTCCCGCTGCCAGAACACCACTTCCTCTCTGTAACAAGTCAGAAAATCTCGGTTACTTTCATACCCAGCTTTGTGATGCACTTCTTTGCCGAGAACATGCCTGTAATACAGCGCGACTAGACCCCAGCAGTCACAAGATTCCATGGAACAGGCGCGGTTAGCCCACGGAACGCCGATCATCCGTTTGATAAAGTCAGATTTAGTCATTGTTTATCCGATTTCGAGACCGGGCCAATCTGCTGGGTCATACAGCAAGGCCACGTTGGTGTTGAGCGGGTTTGTCATTGATAGAGAGACGTTGACGTTATCAGCATCAAGTGAGCAGTCTTTGACGTACAGCTGCCATTCTTTGATCGCAGTTGTCATGTCTTTAGAGTCAAACAGCCGATAAGTCACAGTTATTGGTTCAATTCGACTATACGAACGCCAGACCTTCAACTGTTGCTTAAAGTCCTGCGCCAAACGACTGAACTTAATCGTTGAATCGATGATTGGTGTGCTGCTTTGCTGACTTTCCGAAAGCTCAAATCTGCATGGTTTATACTCCACGCCGCCGAGCGTCTTCGGGAAAACTTGGTTATTTACTAGATAGAAACTGCCAAACGATACATGATGAAATTCAATGGTCTCGTAGATTATCCGGTTCGGGCGCTGAGCCCGGTACTCTCTTAGCGTTGGCATTATGGCACCCTCGGTAATGATTCCGGATCGCGGTCATCAGGATAGCCAGTGACGATAATATCCAGCCAGCTATCCCACGGCGGTGGCAGCTCGACAATGATGTCGTCAAACTCATCATCAGCGTTATTCAGCTTCCGACAGATGACATCTCCCGACCAAGTAAAAATATTCCCTGTATGGTTCCACGTTGGCCACGCAGTGAAGTGCAGCTCCTGAATCTCAATGCCAGTGTCTCCGGTGCCGTTGTTAAGGCGCATAGAGAACCACTGGTTACAGTTATCGAGATAGTTCGGGCTGCGCAGCCACTGCATAAAGGCGCGGTGCTGTGTGAACGTGAATATCCACTTGAGAGAGAATGACGTCTTCAGGTCGTCGGTTAACTTCTGGAAGATTGGCGCACCGACAAGTGGCTGATCTGTTCTAAATCCGGTATCCGTCGCCGGACTCTTGTCAGACTTCTGCGCAAGTGGCAGCCAATCAGGATATGGAATAGCCATCTTAGCCTCCTGTGGCGCGTGAAGTTGCTGTGGTATTGCGGGTTATCGCAGAATGCATAGGCCCTTTGTTATCCATATCCATGACAAATGCCTGAATGGTGAGATTGTTTCCATCTTGCGATGTTTGTGCGTCGTATGAGTGGCTTCCAGATGTGTAATCGTTGAAGACGACTGATACCTGTATATTTCCACCACCACCGGTCTGTAAGTCAGCATTGCTAATCACTTTCCCGCCGTCACCGGGGATCATGTAGTTCTTGCCGCCAGATTGCAGAAGCTCTGGTGCACCGCCCTCACCGACCCGATACATAGAGCCGGCAGACACGGGCCCACCATTTTTACGCATACCGGCCAATGCCAGCCCGCTGGATAACCCGACTGTGCTTGTTATCGCAGCAGCAGCTGGGACGGAGTTTGCGCCTAAGGTTGCAAGCGATGTCATTGCAGCCGCAGGAGCCCAAGCAGAAGCGACAACCGCAGCTTGCCCTACTGATGCAGCAGTGGCCGCCGTACCCATCGTCTGACCGACAATGAAGTTTTTGAGCGCTTCAACACCAACCTGAACCAGCGAGTTGATAACGCTATTCAGTATCGTGCTACCAAGCGAACGCATAGCGTCAGAGACTGACATTGTTCCTGTGAGAAGCCCGGTGATTGCGTTTGATGCATTACCAGCGAAGGCATCTACAGCGCTGGTTAACATGTCATAGCCCAACCCTTGCTGACTCAGCAACTGCCACTGTGCTGCCGTTCTTTGAGCTTCATACTCAGTGTTAGCAGCATTCATCAGCGCTAGCCCCTGCTCCTCGGTGATTACACGCTGAGCTGTATACTCTTTAATAAGAGCAAGCTTTTGCGCATTCTCATTTGCAAGTTGCTGCACCGGATCAACCTGTCCGGCGAGTTGCTGCTGAGGTGTGACTACCGCTTGAGAGCTGGCATTGGCAATCGCCTTGGAGTAATCCGCAGCAATTTGAGCGCGGCGTTGTTGAGATTGCTCAAACGTGACGTCACCGGCTTTAAGCTGCCGATCAAGTTGAGCATTATCCAAGTCACGCTGTTGTTTGGCTTTTGCTGCCGAGTCAGCATCTATAGCGGCTTTCTTATCTGCTGCCTGCTGCTGTATATCGAATATTTGCCCTGCTTGCTGTTTAGCCGCTTGGATTTGAGCCTGAGTAGCTCCGGCGCCAAGTTCCTGAACTGCTGCTAATTGCGCAGCCTCCCTGTTCAATCCCTTCGACTTCAATGCTGCAACTTCTATCTCATTGGAGAGGTCTTGAAGTGTTTTGACTCTTTTCTTCTCGGCCTGCTCTGCTTGAGATTCTGCTTTAGCAGTATTCTTCGTTGTCTGCCCTCTCTCAGACTCTGCTTTCTCAAGATCGTATTGTTTTCCTGCAAGCTCGCCTGCGGTGTTAACCTGATTAACGTTGCCACCTCGGCTCTCTGCCTCCATTCTTGCCTTGGTTACTGCTCTGAGTCTTTTGTCCGTAATCGATAGCAACTCATTTTGCTGTTCTAGCTGAGAATTAAATTTATCAGCCTCTTTGCTTACGGGGATTTGAATACTTGAGGAATTGAATTTGTCTTTAGCTCGACTAGCGAAATCTAAAGAATTACCCAAATGATTCATCATTCCCGCAGCAATACCGGCCTCTTCGCCGTCTCGCTTCAGAAGCTCAATGCCGCTTTGAAGTGTCCCATTTAATTGAGCACGAAGAATGCCTGTTTTACTGATGGTCTGACTTAGTTTTGTTTCGGCGGCATCTACCTTACCTGCTTGTATATCGATGTCGCGCTGAATACTTGCGTAATCCTCTGCAACCGACTCTGCACCTCGGATATTTGCAGCTTGTTCAATGAAAGCCTTCTTCTGTTGAAGGTTGTCCATTTCAGCTTGCAAATCAACGATGGCATCCTTCTGGTTGATAATCGATATTTCTGCCTTTGCTATCTCGGCACCTAGCTGAGTGCTGTTCATCTCCTTCATTTTGGAAATGACCGCGTCGAGAGAATCGGCGAACGCAATGCTCTCTTGCTTGGCTTGTTGTGCCTGCTGGTAATAATAGAAAATAGCCGCCCCAGCTAGCATGGCAGCGCCTGCCGGTCCACCAACTAATCCAAGAGCACCTTTCGCAAGAGAGACTGCACTTGCATAAGTTCTAGTGGCTACTGATGCTTGCGTTGTTGCCGCGGCCAACCTAGTTTTAGCCGCAGCCTCTGCATTGTCAGCAGCAATAATCTTTGATTGGATCGCTGCATATTCTTGCTGGTAACTTACATTCAGGCCGAGCTGGCGATTAACTGCAGATTGTGTTGCCAATGCCCTTGCTTTAGCTTGTTCCGATGCTTTTATAGCCTGAGCGTTAGCTATTTCAGATTGAGCGGAAGCCATGACAGCTTTTGCGGCTTTGTATTCTTGAACCTGCTGATTAACGGTAGCGGCGGCGTCAGTAACTTTTGCCTTAGTGGCTAAGTAAAGAGCGCCAACGTAGCGAGAGCCCATAACGCCTGCCGCGATAGTTAACGCGCCTGACAAAACATCTATATTCTGGCTTAACGTAATTACGACATCATTGAATATAGAAACACCAGTTTTGACTGAAGATGACTCCCCAAAAAACTTGGTGATATTGTTTCCTGCGACCTGAAGAGCCTGAGAGATAGTCGTTGTTGTTTGCGCAAATTCGCTACCAATTTTATTGCCCTGAGACAGTAAACCATTAACAACAACATCAGTGGTTAATTTTCCCTGAGCAGCTAGGCTACGCATTTCACCAGTTGTAACGCCTAAAGAATCCGCCAAAGCAACTATCAGCCTGTTGCCTTGCTCGTTAACAGAGTTGAACTCTTCTCCGCGTAACGCGCCGGAAGCTAAGCCCTGAGATAACTGAATAATTGCGTTTTCAGCCTCTTGTGCTGTTGCGCCTGAAACAACAAATCCCTGATTTATGATTGTGGTTAACTTAGCAAGATCGCCCGCACTGGTTCCATATTCTCGGGTCGCCCTTTCTAATCTTGCATATAGTGATGCCGTCGCATCAAGACTAGACCTCGTAGCTTGAGTTATGTTGAATACTCGCTCAGTGACCCCTACAAGGCTTTCCCCTGCTCTAACTGAGTTAGCTAGTTTGTTATTTAAGGACGTCCATGCATCTGCATATTGAGCCACTGCTGAAACTGAAAGTGCGGCAGTTAATGCGCCAGCTATCTTTGTAAGCGACGCGAATGATTTACTTGTGTTGTCTACCGTCTTGCCAGTCTTCTCAAACTGGCTGTTCATCTTATCCAGGCGATCGTTAACTTTCTGTTGCTCGCTAATGAGCTTTGCAACATCCATTTGGACGGTGTAGACGATATTCCCGACTTCCTGCTCGCTTGCCATTACGATCTCCAGACATAAAAAAACCTGCCGGAGCAGGTTGTGACATTAAGCGGCCTTAGCCGGTAACTTCTTAGACTTGACCAGCCTTCTGCGACCAGAGAGCAATTCAGCCGTTCGTTTATCATCCGCGTCGATCACCGCGTCATACTCTTCCTTCGTGAACCCTTTCTCTTCTGGATACTTAGCTTTAAGCATAAGCTGGAACTCTGTCATGGTTAGCTGTTCAGCTTCGCCTCTAGGCATGTTGAAATGAGCCCGCGCCGCGTTTATATAATCGACCACTCGAAACTCTGCTGAATACTCATCTTTGCTTTCATGCTTTTGTAGCTTTCTGAGCTTGGCCTTACCGATAACACCATGCTCGATTAGCTCACGCGCAATGATGATTATCTCCCCAATCCCCATTTTGCCTTTGCGGTAGACGACACCTTTTTTACCGGGCCTCCACTCTCCAATCAGCAAGGTTAAATCATCGTCACAGCACGCCTGCATTATGCTCATTGCTGTAGCCAAGACGGGGCGGCCATATACGGGAGTCTTTATTGTTTTTAACAGCCATTCAGGGACCTTTCCCCATGCATCAGAGGCTTGTGAAATTAGCCTAAAAACCTCAAATCCATTCATGGTTGCGTGCGCAGCGACGATTTCAGACGGGGATCCGATTCTTGCCATGGCAACTAGGGAAGGCCGAAAGAAATAGTCCCTCTCACGGTCTGAAATAAGCATTTCGCCAATGTCGGTGATCGGTGTCATGTGAATTCCTTGTGAGCAGTATCGAGGGCATCATCGATACCCTCTGTAGTGCTTACTAAGCAGTTACTGTTGCCGCGTATACCGCAGACTTTGCGCCGTCGGTTGTGGTGACAGTAATGTTTGCCGTACCTGCGGCCACGCCTGTTACCGTTACCGTAGTTCCAGAAAGTGTTGCCGTCGCCTTTGATGGAGCTGATGACGTTACCGTGTATGCTTTATTGGTTGCGCCAGCAGGAGCTACATCAACCGTAAATGTGGTCGTTGCGCCAACGGCAACACTTCCACTGGTCGGAGTGACAGTTACACCCGTAACAGGAACTTCCTCTTCCAGATATTCGACAGTATCAGCGTCAGCCACCTTGAACTCGCCGGAGTAAGTTGCGATGTCAGATGCTCCGAACTCGCCAGACCATGAAGTCGCAGCCATATAGCCTTGGAGAACTACAGCATCTTCACCGGTGAAATCAAACTGAACCCAGTAAGTAGGCTGACGGCCAGATTTGGTTTCTGCCAATAGCTCTTTGGAAAGTTTGATTGGGCCAAAGTCGGTTGGCTTATCGCGCTTACGCCACTCACCATCAAAGCTGATCGTCAGATCCATGTTAGTGACAAGGTTCTCAACCAGACCCTTGGTATCGTCAGCCTCAGAAGTAACAGTGTTCATTGAATAGTCGATTGACTTGGTGGTCAGAGCGCCCATGCGCACGAACTCTGATTGTTCTGGGACTGTATCTGGGCAGCCTTCGGCAAGACGCAGAATAGCGACGCGGCCAATTAACTTCCCGTAATCATTCTGGCAATCTGCCATGGTTACTTACCTCTTTTGTTGGAAATAAAAAAGGCCGCCATAAGGCAGCCTGTTAGTTTTGAATGTTGTTATGCTGTGCAGCGGAACAAAAGTCTGATGACAGTTCTTCCCTCTTCCGTAGGTATTGGCGTTGGCATCCCGCCGAGATTGAAGACTGAATTGAGGCAAGAGTCCTCGGGGCTGTCTGTCACATGATCTAGAATGTCCTGTGCACGCTGAACTACAGTCTGAGCGTCATTCTTAGCGCTAACGAGAACAACCTGAACATTATCATCAGCACTCAGGTCTTTAACGCGTGGGGTGCCACCATTTGGCTGAAATACCATGTACTTCATGTTCCCAGTGTCACTCTTCTGCTCTACCCACTGCACCATCTGCACTTTGTATCCGTCAGTTAGCCCAGCATCCTCCAACCATTCGCGAAACTTAATGAAAACTGGTGTGCTCATAGGCTCATTTCCTTTTTCATCACAGCATCAATCCTTGACCGAGATTCTTCAAATGACAGCTTTAGGAATTCCTTCTTGGCCGTGGAGCGCCTGAAATTTTGCTTAACGTTGGGGTCGTGTACATACTGTGCGTAGCCAGCGGTATACCCAGCCTCGCCGATTAGCTTAGTTCCCTTTACATCAACGAATGAGTATCTGCTGTTTATCAGGTTTGACGTATTACCGATCGGCGTATAAAGCGCGGTTAGTTCCATGCCCACATAAAGGCCAGAGTACACCGCCCGAACAGCCTTTTTCCCCTGAATATCACCAATAAGCCTACTCATATTGGCTTTTGCCTTAGCGATACCCTTCACCTTAACGCCCATATCAGACTCCGGTTATCAATGCATAATCATCAGCAACGCGATCAAATGTGTCCGCATAGCGAATGATGTGCTTAATCTCATCGGCACCGGCGTCGATAGGGTTGGCCTCGGTAGAAACTCCGATCAGCAGGTAGTCACCCTCTTTAGCTTCTGCGTACTCAGTCCAAACGGTATCTTTCACCACGAACTCGCGGCCAACATCGGCATTACCGCGTTTAGAGTCGCCCCCATAGTCGCATGCAATAGTGAAAGGTGCGGCGAATGATGGCTTATTCCACTCATCAGTTCCGATGCTACGCCAGATTGTGGCTTGTGCGGTATAGCTCCAATTTGCAACGCTGCTCATCACAAACTCCAATTGATAAAGCCATTGACACATTAACCGCACCACTCATGCGGGAGCCTTCATCGTGGTGTTTAGTGTGTCTTGCTGGCATTAAGTAGCCGTTTAGTGACTCACCCATAACGTATTGAGAGTCATATTTTAAGAGGCCGCCAGTTCTTGTCATTCTCGCCACCTCTCGACCTTTGCACCGCTATCACGAATGCGCTTGCAGTTAATCACCCATTCACCTGATCTGTTCACATAGCCGGTGGTTTCACGTCCGGTATCGGTGAGAACCCATACGCGGGCGAAAGGTTTCGGACTGCGCTCTGTTACCTCAATCCACACCATCAGCAACCTCCGACAACGAGAAAGAGGCCAACACTGTTACCCGCACTAATCGGTAGCTCACTAGTACATCCGTTGGTATCGAGTTTCGCCAGCGAGTCTCGCAGCCAGGTGATACTGTCATCACCATACTCAAAGGAACGGGACGCACCAGACGGAGCACCCTGCGATTTAATACGGCGAGCACCAGAAGATGTAGCCATTAATGCAGCCGCATACATCAGGATGAGTTTTGCGGAGCAATCGTCATATCCCGCACCATTGAGGCACGGAATAATCTTGTTCACGACGCAGAGAATCGGCTCCAGTAGAGCTTTAGGTATGGAATAACCCAACTCACCGAGAAACTGTTGCACGTCTGCCGCTGTAATTGGGTTAACCATAGTTATTTACCCTTTTTCGATTTGGTAGTGGCTGGTTGCTCTGGTTGCTCTGGTTGCTCTGGTTGCTCTGGTTGCTCTGGTTGCTCTGCAGGATTATCGCCTGGCGTCGCTACTTCAAGCTCCTGCGCACCAACTTCTGCCACGATAGATACTCGACCAGCGAACGCTGCCGGTACATCTACTGCGACGAACTCGTGACCAACCGGAAGTTGCTGAAAAACACCATCAATCACTCCCCAGCAGCCAGCTTTCTCGACTTTTAACTTTTTCATGATCTCTCCCGTAGAAAAGGGGCCGAAGCCCCTTAGCCCTGTGCGTTGAATACTTTCGAGCGGCCATTAAAATCGCGCTTAATCTGCAGACCGACAGCACTCCAAACCAGAGTGTTGTAGTTGTCGAACGGATTTTGGCGCGGGATCATGAAGGTGCCCACTGGGGCCGCAATGCGTGTTTTGATGTACTGAGAGTTGCGCACATAGGCAATGAAGTGGTTGCCAGTCAGCTTGAAGGTCTGGTTAACAGACTCAATACGGCCGTAACGCAGGATATACTCCAGCACTGTACCTTCTTTAAATCCAGCAGCGTCGGAATATGGCTTGTTCAGGTTACGCATGATGTCAGGAGAGGCCCACAACTTAACCTTTTCCTGTACGTAATTGTCGTCAAGCAGCTTAGCAAACGGACCAGTGAAGAATGCGACGGTCTGGTCAGGTGTTGAGGTGGTCAGGTCGATGTTCAGTCCAGATGCGCTTAAATCTACTTGATTGGTATTAGCATGGTTGGTAATACCCGCGCCGACGTAACCTTTCACCTTCACCTTAGCGTCACCCGACAACATATAATCAGCCATGTCCTCACGGATGGCGGCAACATGCGCCTCCTGATCATCAGCCATAGCGTCTAGGTTCTCTGACTGCATGCCGTTCCACTCACGCCATTCGCGGCTATAGCCAGTGTTGAAGATTGGGATTGGGTCGCCAGCTTCATCGTAGATGACTTTATCCAACTCTTCCGGAACGTGACCGGTGAGGGTACGGTGAACCTTACCAGCATCACTTGATACTCGATACAGGGCGGCGGTCTTACCGATGGAGATCGGCGTACCAAGACCCAACAGGTCATCTAGCAAACCATTACCTTCGTCGTTACGGAATACGCGGGTAGTGATATTGTCCACTTCGCGCCAGTAATCTTTGGAGATCAGCGCCGATTGGTTAACCTCCAATGCACCACCGTACTGTGCAGAAATGTTGTTCTGGTTAACGTTGAAAGACTCGCGCTGCATCAGCAGCTGATTCCACGCCTGTTTCACCTGGTTATATTCGGTGACCAACTTCTTATTGAATACGATCATGCGGTTGCTTTCCCTGATTTGCGAACTTTCACAAGCTGAACTTCAGCGCCAACGGTGATTTTTTCGCGTGAGTAAAAGAGGACAACATCAGTGTCTGGAGCAGTTGATTTCTTGAGTGTGCCGTCACCAGAAGATACTAAGCCTTCGTTCTCCAGCAGTACCTCGCCGGCCTTAACTCTCATGTGATAATCAACATCGTCTTCACACGTGATTGCTGCGCCAGTGTCACCGGAAGGAACGGCATCACGAATATCGCCACCACCGATATAGTTATGCTGAAGTGCCAGAGCAACGCCTGCTCCACCGGCAGTAGAGTGAACTGCCAACTTCCCAGTGCTATCTAGCATCACAAGAGAGCCAGGCATAACATCAGCAGCCATGATTGCTTCAATGACCTGAGGGTCATTCTTACGGGCTGGGCCCGCGATTACGGTATGGAAACGAGGAGCGAGTGCCATTATTCAGGTGCCTCCATAGTGAGAATGTCGCTTTGTGCACTGTTGCCCTGGAAAGCAGGGTTAAGACCTGTGCTGGTCTGGCACTGTGAATACATGTCATTCAGCGCATCGCCTGAAAGCGAGTTGATCGCAGATTCGGTCATGAATGGGAATTTCGTCTTTACCGCTTCACGCTTCGTTTTTAGGTCTTTCTCGGCGTTGGCCTGCAATTGAGTTTTCAGGGTGCTGATTTCATCGGTCAGTGGTTTCAGAGCCAGATTGACAGCTGCGGTAATCGCTTCAGAGTTAATCTGAGGCTGACCAGGGTCACCACCTTCTTTCTTAAGCGCTTGCTTGTTATAGGCGTCCCAGACCTGATCGTCGGTCAGCCCCTCGGTTTTAACGCCTGCGGCATTGAGCGCGGCGATCATCTTTTCTTTCATCGGGTTTAGTTCCTTATTTGTGGTTTTTACTTCTTCGTACTCGGTTGGCTTGCGCACGACTTCTAGGGGATCGCCGACAAGCGTTACGACCTTGTCAGAGATGAGATACTTCTGATCGAAGAGCTTAGGTTTGGTGTTATCTCCATCCTCTTCGTAAACAAAATGGTCAGGCCAGACACTGACGACATAGCGCCACTTCTTGTCGTCCTGCTTGATTGACATACGTAACGCCTGGTAGATATCGTCGAAAGACATCTCTGAAGCGTTACTCATGAAGAACTTAACTTTGTTCCACCATCCGTCTTTCATGCTGTTGGCAGCTTCGACAATGCTGGCGGTTTCAACCTCACCCTCCTGTCCGTCAGCGTTAACGAACATACCCACGCCATCTTCCGGTGTGCCAGCGCCAGGCTCATCAAGCAGGATGGCGATATGGTCGAACTGCATGTTGTGAGCTACCCAGGAGTATTTCTTGCCTTTCGACTCCCCAGCCTTTTGCTCTTTGTTAAGAAGTAGCCCTGTAGAGAGATGAATCGGTTCTGAATTTGTCCCTGCAATCATCTCGTCGAGCCTGGCGATCAGGCGCTTACCATCTGGTTTTGTCTCGGCTACTGCCTTATTGACATAAACGTCATTAACCGTCTTATCCCCTGACTTACTGACGTTCTGAGCCCATGCACCGGCGTAGTAATCATTGACCGCCTGCGGGTCATTAGCGCTGACGTATTTGCCGTTCACCATCGGGTGGCCGATCGGCATTAACTTGCGCTCCATCGTCTGGTAACTGTTGTTAATCTCCTCCGCCGAGTACAGGCCACCATTCATCACGATGTCATCGACGATCGGGACCGCACCACGAATGACGTAGTGTTCCTGACCGTTGATGGTTGTCGTTGAGATGTTGGAGGCGTTGATGGCGAGGGATTTAACGTGGATGCTGGATAGCTTCACGTTGCGTCCTCATTGGTGGATTTCAGGCAATAAAAAAGGCCGCCTGAGCGACCTGTTTTACTTGATATTTCTACTTAAATTTTATATCCAGATAATCAATGGTTAATTTCTTGCTGGCATTAACATCAGCCCATGACCACTCACTATCATAAATTTTCTTCGGGTCTTGCCGTATCTCATCTGCAAAATTAGCGAGCGCATCAGCAATCATATCTGCCACCTCCAGAGAGGTTTTATCGAAATCTATTTCGCTGTCTTTTAGCATAACAACCTGTCCTTTAATCTCGCCATTAGATTGCAATGATTATACATTAAGCTGCTTCTGCTTTCGTCCACTGCTTGCGCTCTTTCGCCAACTTATCGACCAACCCTTCGTTAAATACACTACCGTCGTCGTTGAGCAGCACCGGAATCTGGCTGCAGTAGCAGTTATACCGGTTGCCGTTCTCAGCATAGAAGTCTCGCACCTCTTCAGTGGTGTAGACTTTTCCATGACGGCTGGCGTGCCAGAATCGCGTGGCTGGTTTGAGCGCTGACAGCCACAGGAGCCCAGTATTAAGACCTAGCCGTTCAGCGGCCCAGTCCGTTTCGTTCCATTGTGCCTGCCGAAGTGCGCCGACCTGCTCAGTCTGAGCGATGGTCTTGGCCTTCAACATACTGACATCGAGGCGCTTACTGATGACGCTGGCCGTCTCTCGCGGGTTAACGCCCCTAGCCACTGCATCGGTGATGATGTTGGTCAAATCGCCGCGAGCGGTATCGCTGATGACCTTCCAGTCACTGAATGTTGTCAGCCTTGCCGCTGCAATCTGGTTTAGATAACCAGGGCTGTTTAAAAGCTGCTGTAACGTCGTCTGGCTGGCGTACACCTGCGACTGCTGTGAGAGGTTGTTGAACGCCTCTAGCGTGCCGCGCTGTGCTTCTACGGCGACGAAATCCATCGCCCATAGGTTTTGTTCTCCGCCATCCAGCAGGTAATCGTCGAGAATGCCCTGCACCGCCTCTAGCAAGTCAGCCAGCTCTTGCGCCGACATGTCGTAGATGAACTTGCCAGCGTTGACTTGATAGAGCCGCATATCCTCGCCGTTATCGTGGCAAAGAAAGTGCCAGTTGTGGCTATTTACCTCTCGCTCTCTCCCTGTCAGGCGCTGGTCGAACAGAGCTTTCAGCGAGCGCTTGATGCCGAGATACCTTTCCTCGATATCACGAAACATTGCATTCACCTGCTTCGCCGAGCGCGTAGGGTCAACCTTACTGCGCGGAACTATCGGCAGGCCCACCTTTTCCTTCTGATCGGGTGTCATCGGCCAGTGGGTCATCGGTTATCACCTTCTCATCCGGTTTCTGTGGTTCTTGCGGCTCAGGTAGTGGGTCAAGCCCAACAATCTCACGCAACTCATTGGCCGTGAATGGTGGTTCACCACCATAGAAGCCAGATGTTTTCTGCACGATGTCGGCAAGCTTAGAAGCATTCTCGATTTTCTCTTTCTCGCCGGGTGCTAGCAGGTCGCTCCATGAGATGGTTACCTCGCCTTTTGTCGGTGGTTCAATAACTCCCAGCGTCCATAAGCGTTCAAGCAGTGCAGTGATGCGGTCAGTCAGGAAGCCATTGCGGCGAGTATTACGACGAATTGCCCAGTCTGTTTTATCCTCGTCGCTAGCCAATCGCCCGGTCTGCTGACCGAACAGAATTGTGAAAGGGATTTGCACTGAAGCTGCAAGTTCATTGGCCGTGACCTCCCATGTTGGACCAGGATCGCCCGGTGTCACGCTCAGAACGTGCATTTGTCCAGCCTGCATGACTGCCGCAGCGTCGGTGCCTCGGTTAAGCTTGTTAACCTTGTCGCCCATTGCTTCGCCGAGGTCGGCATATCCAGCTTTCTTAGCCTGGTCTGCCAGCGTGTTCATGTCGGTTTCTTTGCTGAACTCAACGGCAATCTGACGACTAGCGTTCTTAAGGAAGCCTTCTGCCCCACCACCGGATACTTTCTCAAGATCGAGGCCTTTGTTGTAGCCAGCTTCAAGCAGAGGGATGCCAGACAGGACATTGTCATCCTCGGAGCCTTCACAGAACAGAATTACGCGGCTCGGGTGTACCGGCTCCCCTCGCATCGGCCCAACGAAAGCCTCATCACCAACCGGCTGCTCGTTGAAGTTGAACATCTTAGGCAGTCCGAATGTTTCAGACTGCCTGTCATTATCCCACTCAGCGACGGTTAGCTGCGGCTCCCATACTGGAATAAGCTTAACCAGAGCAGCCTCACCCAGGCTTTTAACCAAGGCCGTGTCAACTTCCTGATCCCAGTCTCGATTATCTTTCACCTGCAGAAGCAACGCAGAATAACGCCCAACCATGTTACGGCGATCGGCGTCCTTCACCTTTGGCCACCACTTCTTCATAAATTTGGTAACGTTCTTTTCCCAGGCGTTTGTTTTTTTCAGCCTCCTGAGCTTCGTCACCATCAACGATGATTGGATAATCTTGCCAGCAACCATCAAGCAGACGATGCACCACAGCGAAGCCAGCGGCATTGCGGCGATACATGTTGTAGAAGTCGTTGAAGGTTATCGTGCGCGGATACCCAAATTCATGGTAAAGCGTCGGGCGCTTTGTGTTACCACCACCAATTCCAATGGAGTTAAGGTAATTAGCTCGCCGCATTTCAGTGGCGAGGTTGTTCACAGCCATCTGAAGGCCGTTATTTTGTTCGCTCACTGGCGATGCTCCTTAAAAGAATACTGTTCCGATCTGCTTGCGGTTGTTCTTCGCCACTGCGAAATAACGGAATCCGTCGGAACCGTGTGATGTGAAGTCATGAAGTGGTTTATCTTTCCAGCAGCCGCGCTTGCCATCCCACTCTTTGCGGTAACCTTCCAGATGAGATATGCCTTCTGAGCACTTATCTTCATCGAAGACGCAGCGCGGTAGGATTTCACGGACTGACTCAATGCCGGTATCAACACCAACCTTTGGCACGACTTTGAATGTCATCGTGTACATCTGCCCGTCAATCTCATAACCCTCTCTGGCCAGCTCGCGGCGAGACTTCGCATCAGAGCCAAACTCACGGTTATCGATGTCATGTGGGCCCCAGTGTTCGCCGTACTCGTAGCCTTTATCCTTCAGCACCTTCATGTAGTGCCTCAGACCTTCGCCAGAGTTCTCGTAGTAGTCGATGACATGGAACTCTTCACCAACTTCACGCACGAACCAGATAGCCGTGGAGTCGCCCACGCCGATATCCCAGAACGTGTGAACCGGTAGGTGTGAGTTGTCTGGTAGCTTGCCGATTCGGCCATTCTCGTACAGCCATCGGAATTGTTTGGCGTAATACGCGCCTTCAACTGACTGTTGGAATGCCTCAGAGGGTATCGAAGGATATTCACGCTTCATGTCGTCGCCGAGCGTTTTCTCTTTCGCGAGATACCACGCTTTCTGGCGCTCATTCAGCGCTATTCCGTACTTACCCTGTAGCTCAGCAAAGTATTCGCAGAGCCGTTCTGGTAGCTGCTCTACTGGGTCGATGGCATAGAGTGGATTCTTCCACCATGAGAAGAAGAAGAATTTCCAGTCGAGGTTAGATAATGCTTTCTTCTGTATCGCCGCTTTCTCTGCCGTTTGACAGTAGTCAAAGAAGTAGCCTGCGCGCCCCTCGGCAGTGCTCTCGATTGTCGTGAAGCAATCAGTGGATACCGCTTCGAAAGCACCAGTGACAATCTCACGGGCTTTGTCTGGATACTTAGCGCATATCTTCCCGAACTCGGAAACGTGTAGGTAGCGCAGTGTGCCGCCACGAAATGATGTGGATACGTAGAGCGAACCACCATTGTTGAACACCAACTCCCCAACAGAGTCATTCTTTGCTGGGTTAGCTTTCCTGATGATCGCTGGGAGGTTGTCATATGCGTATTTCACTTTCTCGCGAAATAGGCGCTTAGCATCATTCAGCGTGTGAGCTATCAGTGCACACTTTGCGGACTCAAATAGCGCCGCATCAAGCTGAACAATACAAACTAGAGTGGTAAATCCTAACTGACGGGCCTTGAGTATGATGTTGCGCGTGTGCACCCCATCAAAGTACTCAAGCTGCTCAGTAGTCATCCTGAACTTAACTTTCTTACCACTCTTATCGGTGATGTAATAAAGATTATTTAATCGCCAGAACCTGTTTTTAAGGTTCTTTTTCATCTCTGCAAAACGCTGGTTGATTGCTGACATTGATCACGCCTCTGATGATATCTCCCGCAGAAGCTCAGCCATCTCGTCATCAATGGAGTGTTTAGTTTCTAACTTATCGGAGAAGGCCTGAACGCTGATATGCTTGCCTAACAATTCGAGGTTCTTCACTTTATCAGGCCATTTGATTTTCTTAAGCAGAGAAGGCACATCGCCGGATGACTCAACCACGTCAATCCCTGAAAGAGTGGTTCTCCATACCTTGGGCCAATCTTTAATCGGCTTTAGCTCACCGTTTTCAAGCAGAATGTCAGCTACGTCCATCTGATCAATTTCAGCAAGGCGTTTTAGAACGTAAGCAGCATCAATGCCAACCTGCTCGTTACGCTCCTGCTTAAGCTGAATAATACGTTCGGCAATGTTTGGTTTTGTTAGGTTTTCACAACCAGTTGCTCGGGCAGTTTTCTCACTGTACCCCGCACGAATGGCCGCTTGTGTTGCGTTCAAATCAACGAGGTACTCGCGACAAAACATTTCTTGTTTGTCGTTGAGCGCCATAATTACTCCTGAGTTTCTTCCACTACCGGCTTGAATGTGATCTCACTCAACTCATCAGGCTGAATGTATGTCCATGAGCCGTCATGTCCTGCAATAGCAAACAGACCGTTAACCAGTCTTGGTTCTTTTGTTGTCATGATGCCTTCGTATGTGGTTCCGTCTTTCTTTGTTGCTTTGACGTTGTATTTATCAGCCATTGGCGAACATTCCTCTAATTTGTGAGCATCCGCCCTCGGGCGCCATGTGAACTTATGCTGCAATATCGTGTGCTCTCAGTGAAAACACACTGTATTGCTCCATGATTCTTCTGCCACGGTTCATGTAACCGCCATGAGAGCGAGTGGTATTCGCTCGGCATTGGTCGTTATTGATGTCTCTGTACGCTAGCGGCTAGGAGAGGCACCGGTTATTGCTAATACAGAGATGCTGCGACAACCCTACGCAATTTGATTTGGTTAGCCAGACTCGCCCCGCTTCGCAGAGGTGCTAACTGACTTCATTCTTCCGCTTTACTTGGATTACCGTATCGCTTTTCGCCTGTGCGCTTTAGCACTCGTAATTGAAGATTTACTGCGCGAATAATTTCCTTAGCCGCTGCCACCCTTCCCGTGTCGAGAAGATCAAATGCGTTCCCCATGACCTCTTCTATGTAATCAATACGGTTGTATTCAGATTTGGTCATTGAGCTCACCTTTGGGTATCGTTAGCAGCCCATATTCATCCCTGTCGCCAATATCTTCTAGCATGTCGCCAAATCCATGAACTAAGGCGTTCATATATTTTATGCCGCGCTTGCTTAGCTCTGGAACTTTACCGCCGCATATCACTGCGCCTTTGGCTGGAGTGGGATCAAATTTTTTCAGGAGCTTTGAGTAAAACTTTGCTCTATAGCTACTTGTCATTCGGTCTTTTGGATATCCGTCGAGTAGACCCCATAAGAATGAGTCGCTTACTTCAATATCCCCAGTTTCATATCGGTAGATTGGACGACGCCATAATGCCATTAGATGAAGCAAATAAGCCTCTGCCACGCGAGAGCAGAAGAAATCACATGAGGTTTCATTACTCATCATGGCTTTCCCTCCGGCAGACCGGGGATCGTAACCTGAATCTCTTCAGCTAGTAATTTACGCTGAGACTCCAATTGGTTTTTCTCACCACCAACACCCCATTTGTTCATTATTCTGGCGGCAGTACTCACGCGACGCTTTTTAGACTGATATTTAAGCTCTAGCAGGTTTGCCTGAGCAAACTTACTAACCTGCCCTAATATCACGCTTCTGAATGTTTGATATACCTTCAATTCAAATGCTGGAGATAACCAAGCTGCGTATCTGAGAGCAATAAGCTCATGCGCCCACGTACCTCGCTCGGAGCCTCCATGAATGGTTCTAAGTATTTGATTTTGTTCCAAGGTGCTTTTTAGCTCCTTGGTCACTTCATCGACATAACCCTTGATACCATCTGCTTTAAGGAACTTACTTGGCTTTTGCCAAAGCTTGGCCTTCTTAGCCGCCACTGCCGCCTTGTGTAAATCATTAAGATTGTAAGTACCAAATTCTGTATTTCGAACTGGCATATTTTCGATAACAATATTCGTTGGATATTGCATGATGACTTCCTTTTAGTGATAAACCTTGCGCTCAGGAAGAACCAGCCCGTAGAGGGTTCATCAGACCACTGCTGATCTCCTCAAGGCTTATCCTGAAAGGTTCTACGGTAGAATTGCGCCGAGCGTGGCGCTGATGGTTTACTTCAGTTGTAAAAAAGCCCCACCGAAGTGAGGCTATAAAGTGGTAACGGATGCTTTACCCTGATAAATCAGGAGATTTAAGGGTTCAAGCCTTTTTAGCTCTTCTTCCCGCATGGTCACCTCCTATTATTTTAAGTACTGGGCGTGGGTATAGATCTGTAATTCCTAGCCGAGCTTAGCGCGAACCAGAGCATCTTTAGCTTCAAGTAATTTGCGCAGACCTGCTGATTTTTCAGCACCATCAGCCAATGACTCATCCATCAGTTTTGCTAGCTCGCCGATTGGCTTGCTAACTTCCTGTAGATGAGCTGGAAGATGTTCATATGCGAAATACTTCATGATTGGTGCAGCCATTTTATTTCCTCTGAATGTAAAAAGCCCCACCGAAGTGAGGCTCTATTGGCACTGTGTGCGGATATAACTCTGTAACCCGTTAATCATTGTTTCGGATTGTTTGATTCGTTCGACGAGACTGAGATAATTGCGTTCAAACTCTGCATCATATCGGGGGCTGGTTGCATCAGGCTTGCCGGTGGCGGCGGTGGTTTCGGGCAGCTTTGGACAACTGGCCGCGATGCGCAGCCGCTTAGTGCCAGTGTTAAGGCCAACACGAAGAGTTTCAATTTCACTTTTTGCATTAGCTAATTCCTGAGTGACTTTGATATCGAGCTCGGCGGCCTGTACTCGTTGCCGCTGGATGTTTTCGAGGTCTGCTTTCTGCTGATTGGATACCTGAGTGATTTCTTTCAGTTGGGTGTTTAGCGACTGCATCTGGCTTGTCGTGTACCACATGCCAACTAGTAGAGCGATGATGATCGAAAGTAACGCGGTGGTTAACTTGCTCATTCATCCAATCCCCAGCACGCCAGCGCACTTTCCTGATCACGTCTCTCCACTTGACCATAACAGCCATTCTTTTGGCCTTTTGTCAGTCGGCAGTCACGTCCACCATCTTTAATCCACCAACGGATTGCCTCACAAGCACCTTTCCGATCGCCTGAATTAAGTCGCTTATAGAACGTTGAAGGGAAACATTTACCGGGGCCAATGTTGTAAGGACAGAATGATGCAATGCCTGCTTTCTGTGGTTCGGTAAGGGGGGACGTGAATATTCCGCTCTACCCAAGCTAATGCCTTGTCGCGTTCTATGGCGTTTACTTGGTCGCATTTGGGCTGCGTTAACTTCATTCCCTGAACGACTGGCTTACCATCAACCATCGTTGCACCACGGCATATCGTCCAGACTCCACCGCCATCTCGGTACGCTGTTAGACTGTTTCCTTCTTTCTCATTGAGAAACTGGTCAAGCAATACCGGAGCCGATGCACCTGATACGATGAGGGTAATCATTGCCGCGCTTAATTTATTTCTCAGGGATGGATTCATTACTCACCCCTTGAGGCTTTGCGCCGGTCTTCTTTTACCTTGAAGTAGAGATTCGCTAGAAACGTCAGGAGGCCAAATAGCAGGCTTCCAAGAACGCCAAACGCTGCCCACTGTTCAGGTGAGAAGCCATCAAGGAGTTGTTTAAGCCAGAATAAGGCGCTACCGCCTGACGCTCCGTAGGAAATACCTGTTGTGATTTTGTCCATACGTAGCATCGTCTCACCTCCCCGTAGGGTTAGGCGCTGTGTAATTAATTAGGGAATAGCGTCACCCGTATCCATGCCAGACAAGGAATGTGTGAGTGCGGTTGGTTGGTTTTGGATGACGCTAAATGCAAGAAAGCCCCGCACAGTGGCGAGGCTTGAAATTGATACCGACCTTCCAGCCGGTTAGGTGGTGATAGCAGTCAATGAGACGAACTTACCCACTGTGCGATTGTTTTTCTGGCGTCGCACCGGTTATCCAGAAAGCAAAAAGGCCAGCGATTAAGCTAGCCTTTTCTTTGTTACTGCGCTCTTTCACTTTTGCTCCCGAGCATGCACTAAAATATACACTTTCATTTCCCAAAATCAAGAGAAATAGAAAATATTTTTACTCATGCTGCATTTTGAAGTATTTCCTTCTCCATTGCATGCTTCATTGCATAGTACATTTCCTCTTCCAGTATCTCTTCACACCAGATAACCCGCTTTCGGCAAAATTGAACATCTGCACCAGTGATGTATGAAATCATCCGTGCAATGTCTTGCGGGCATTTGCGATCGCAATATCGTTTAATAGCTACATCGCGGATCAGGCTTCCACGCTTAATTGCTTTCTTCATGACTGACTCAACAAAAGCGGCATCATCTGATTCTTTGGCGAGAGCGATGATGTTGCTTGCTGAGGATGCTGGTATCACAATTTCACGGGACTTCTTGAACAACTCTTCACCTCGATAACCTTGCTTGTGAAGACTGTTCACCACTTCAACTATCCGCTCAGACTGTGTTTCGCTCCACTCTGAACGAACCATTAATCGACCAATTACGTTAACGCATCCTGAAGGAGCATCATCACCGCCGAGGTAATGGCCCCAGAGCGACAACATATAGCGCGTCCACACTCGCTGTGATGGCGTGATGGTCTTCTTCCCTCGGCACCAGAGTCGTCGTAAATCTGCCTGTCTAAATACCATGGGCAGTGTGTAAATCGCGTCTATTGGTCTCATCGCTTACCCCACCTATTTTTCCCGCAATCCCCGCGAGCTGTCATGAATACGCCATTCACTATTGCGTGGTGCTTGGCCTCTTTGTCGTGAATGTATTTGGATATGGTTTCTCTGTTGATGTGCAGCCGTCGTGCTAGCTCGCTCTGATTGCCGTATGTATCGACTAGCATGTCGGGTATGGTTCGGATTTCGGCATTCATATCCCCTCCAGTTCGGTGATGACTACTTCCAGCTTTCCGCCCTTCACCATCTCACCGCGCCGCACCCTGAAATCATCAATCTGCTCGTCGTCTTCCATGAATCCAGCATGCACAAGCGAATCAAAGACAGCCTTTTGCAGGTTGTCTAAGTCTCGGCGGCGTTTGTCTGGTACGTGGGCGGTGATTGAGAATTTGAGTCTGGAGGTGGTGTTAATATCGAGGTTTTGTTGCTGGATGATGGTGATAATGTTTTGTCGGTATTTTGTGCCTTTCTCGCTGATGTAGTGCCGTTGCCTTGCGTGTCGCCAATATGTGTTTAGGCTCGGCGGGTACGGCAGCGTTAGCCGGTATTCCTTCATAGTTTTAGCTTTCCCTCTGCAATCAGCGCGGCCTGAGTTCGTATTACTCCCTCAAGGTGTGCCATATGCGCTTCACCAGCGTCTGTGCGCCTTGTCCTGCGGTCTATTTCATCGTGACATGCAGAGCATGCCCAAGCGCCGAATAAGTCGTTAGGCTTCATCCCTACGCCGCATAATCCAGCCATTCGAAAATGAGCCAGCACTACCGTCTCGCTGTTACCGTTACATATGCCGGGTAAACGCACTTGGCATTCTCGGCCTTGGGCTTCTTTCCGAAGGTTAGCCATTGTTATCTCCTATCTGGATAACGGTCAGGCCGTGACCAAACACCGCACCTGTGTCGATATAGCGCTGATTGAAAAAATTCATGGGGCTGCGAGCTGGCGTGTGTCCAAAAATAAACTCGTCCGCACCGGTAATGTTGCAGCCGATCCCGTCCATTGCGTTACTCACCCGCTCTCGATTCCAAACCACATCATTCTCATCGACACGTTTGCCAAATATGTATTCGTTTGATGGGTAGTCTGCATGGGCTATCACATAGCTCTTGCAGGGGAAATTGACTTCGATAATTAGCGGTAAACTTTCCGCGTATGCGATTAATGCTTTAGCGAGAACCTCTTGGTCATAATCGAGGTAAAAGAACCAGCCACCGCCATTAGCCAGCCAGTGATTTACATTGCCGGTGCCGTTTAATGCCTGAATAGCCATCTGCTCATGGTTACCGCGTACAGCTCTAAACCATGGCTGAGTAATCAGGTCTAGGCATTCGACGTTCTGCCCACCACGGTCGATTAGGTCACCAACTGAGATAAGCAGGTCTGCGTCAAAGTCGAACTCAATCTCTTCGAGGTGCGTCATCAGCATGCCGTGGCAGCCGTGTAAATCGCCTACTACGTAAACCTTTCGATATTCAGTTCCGTTAATGCGGAGGTATATCCCTTCGCGCGTTTCGCCTTTAGCCATTCTCACTCTCCTTCATCATCAGGTAGACGATCATGGCGGCACGGAGGGGGTTGATATCTTTATATCTAAATGACTTTCCATCACTCATGACATTATCAGCTACCCACTCATTGCTATGTGCTATGTATTCCTCTGATTCATCTGTGAATTTATAATGAGGACTAATACTTATAAGGGATTCACAAATAATCAGCCATGCGTCTGATGGGTTGTTGCAGGGGTTGAATGGGTTTCCGTTCGATGGCCTGTATCCATTAACGAAATGCTCCCTAGTTTGCCAGATCGGACCCCGTTCGCTTGGTTCAATGTCATCATCAAATTCGTCCTCTGCATCAAGGAAGAAGAAGTGTTTAGTCATACCAAGTGCATTGGCAACTTTGCAGTTAATCTCAAAGTCGCTCATCTTGCTGTAATCAGTCATGTCTATTCCTCGCTCGCACTCTCAGCCAACGCACATCATGCAGGTGGGCGCTGTAGTTGAAAGTTACTGTTGATATGGGTTGTGGTTTACTGCGTGGAGTGGATTTGTTGAAGATTAAGTTGTCTATCGCTATTTGTGTCGGACTTCGCTGTCGCTTCATGCTGCTGAACTCCTGTTGTGTTGTTGAGCCCAGCGCATCGCGGCTATGGCATCATCACCGAACTTAACGTTATGCTCTGCACCAAATGCCTGTATCAGCTCTATCAGGTCACGCATTTCACCCACAGTCATTCGACTAGTTGATTGCCCAAGCACAACGAACCCGCCCTCAATGCCAGGCGCCGATCGCTGACCTTTGAGTGATGCAGTGAATATGTGCTTCCAGTCTTCACTGCTGAGAGTTAAACCATGCCAAACGACTTGCTCACTGATATCGTTAAGCATTGCCCATAGGCGCGCATTCTGGTCTAGGGTTCTGGTTCGCTCTTGGATGGTTACTACGAGGGGTGAATCTGGATTGACTGGGAGTGACTGGATGAACTGTATGGCGTTTTGCTGTCGGTGTCGGTCTATCAGAAAATAGGCCTGTTTATTCATCACTCCCCCTTAACCTTGATGCCAGCTGCGCGGATCGCCTTGCGTACGGCGATGATAACCTTATCCTTCCCGTCCTCATGACCCATGGCATAAGCACCTTCTTCACCATCTTTCCATGTATCATCGTTGGCTTCAGGCCAGTCAATATCTAACTCCACCGCCTCGCGGCTTGCTTGCCATGCCTCCCATGCCACCCTATCTTCGTGCAAGGTGTAGGTTCCGTCTTGCTCAACACCTACATTTAAAACATGAGGCTGAGCGCGTAACCACGCTTCAAACTGTTCACGACTTGTCATGACAGGCACCCCTAGCTGTATTCATTTTTGAAATCAATTTGTTAATTTCATCTTTTTTTTCTGACGAGATGTTTTGAACATGGGATTTAATTAACCTATCGAATCCTTTGCTAATCTCTCGCATCACAAGTTTTAGAAAAAATACTTTTAACCATCTTGGAGAGTATGGGCTTAGCCCTATATTCTTTAAAAATATCAATTTTAACTTATTCATGACTATCTCCATCTCCGTATAGCGGTAAATAAACACACCTGTAAACAAACTGAATAAACTCGCTCAGGAATACATTCCATTCAGGATCAGGGGTGTATCCAGCGGCTTTATCAACCATAAACTCAATACCGTTGCGCGGTTTTCTCGGCCTGTATACGCCGTAGATGCGCTCAAAGTTTGAGATAAGCTCATCTTCCTCTAAGCTAGCTTCAATCGCTTGGCTTAGGCGCGGATCTGTTATCAGGGTGAGCTTGATGCAATCTGGTAGGCTTGTCATGACTATCTCCTAAAAGTATTTGGCTCTGAAGCCGCAAGCGTTGCCCTTGTCCATAGCCCAATTTACGGTGTCCAGATCCCGAGCTTCAGCAATAAGACTAGATATTGCCGTTTGTGCTCGACGAACCAATCCACGATTAATCAACTGCTCGATTTCCTGCTTCTTGGACCCGATGGTTACTGTATTGTCTTTTGCTGTAATGACTGTTTTCTTGCGGATTGGCGGCTTGGTTTTTGCATGTTTTGGTGCTTCTGGGATTCCATACAGATAGTGACCGCGATCCCCAGTCTTTGTAAGCATTCCGATTCTGGCTAGATATCTCAGACTTGAGTTAACTTCTCTGACGCTAAATCCAGTACCTCTGCATATTTCCCCCATTGGAGACGCGCCGTGCTTTTCGATGTGGGAGATAACCGTTCTAATTTTTGACATCACGCAGCTCCTGAGCTTCTGTTTCAAAGGCATCTGCTCGCCAAGAATCAACGCGATCAACCATTCCATCGTAGTGCGTCTCACATGATGTGAATCCGTGATACGTGAGGCCGTCGCCGTATTCGAGATGCTGGTGACACATGCAACACTTGCTCATTGCTGACCTCTGCGCGGTAGGTTTAGCTTTTTGCGAATATCTGCAATTTTCTGTAGCCCAGCTTCATTGCTGATCGGAATGTGTAGCTTTTCCAACTGAACAACCGGCTTTGGTATTTCTTCACCAGACTCAATGCGCCGCCCCATGATCACCAACTCTTCAGTGCAACTCTTGCGGAGTTCTGATTCAGACTGGTTCTTGCCGCGCATCTGCGAATATAACTTTGTCACCATCCAGTACGCCGCGTTGCTAGGCCACGGATATGACTCGGGTGACGAATACAATCCACGGTTAGCGCAGTACTCCATCACTAGGCCATACAGCTCTTCGCTACTTGGCAAGCCGTTAGCTTTCAGAACACCTTGTTTGCACCATGCGATGAATTGACCGGGTGAAGGCCAGAACGGAGACTCACTGGATCGGGCGTGTTGCATACCTGCCGATAGCTGCTCTCTGGTTCGGATTCCATTTTCAGCGAATGCAGCAATCCACTGTTTTTTTGCTGCGTTCTCGTCTTCAGGTCTACGCAGGTTGGTTTGGCTTGCCGCTGGAAACACCTGTTTGAGTTGGCGAAACAGAGCGTCAACCAAGTTTTCAGCATCAGGATTCACTACCCCCTGCATTGCTTGTGTAGCTGGGTTGGACATTCTGGCCAGCGCCGAACCATCTCGGTTTGCGATAGCGCTCATCAGTCGATGTGTCATATGAAATCCTCCCATGACTCTTTGCTGTTCCAGTGCGGTACCGGATCAGCGCTTGGTCGTTGGCTTCGGTTTGGTTTGCCCATCTGGGCAGATAGGGTTCCCCATTTTTTCCGCAGAGCTGCTGGGGATAGGATATTTGAGCACCAGAACGAATCTCGGTTTGCCCAGAGGAATAACTCACAAATCTCTTTGTGCGTTCGGTTATCTTGTTGTCTCATCAGTCGAACTACGTTTGCCCAGTCTGCCCAGTTAGGCTCTTTGGCTGAGGCATCAACCACGCAGACCTTCTCGTAAATCCAGCGACTAGCCCTGTCATCCTCCTGAGTCCCCCACTTGGCTCCAGTGGCTGAGTAAACAAACGCATCTGGATGAGCTGAGAGAAACTTTTCCAAAGCGGCGTTTGAGGATTCGCGAGAATTCTCAGACGATAGTCTTTTAATATTATTGTTATTACCTTCTTGTTCATGATGTGCGGGTTTATGTGCGCCTTTATGTGCGGCATCACTGCCGGAAGCCGCGCCATCACTGGGTTTGTTATGTGCGGGTTTATGTGCGCCTTTATGTGCGGGTAAATTGTCTGTTTTTTCGGCATATTCAGCGTAATTTAGAATGGTTATCACCGTCCCTTTTCGCTTCTCTCCGTCCACAGAAATCATCCCTTCCTTGACGAAAAAGTTCAGCATCCTAACCACTGCATCACGACTGGTTGGCTTCCCATTTCTATCACAAAGGGAAAGCCCTAATTCAGCCGGTGTCACGACCAGTTGACCGACTTGAAGATCCCATAGGTTACCTTTGAAATTAACTGTACGGGGCTTTCGCTGAGCCCCTAATAACAGGTCTTCCCAGAGAGTGCGAAGGAATACATCCTTTGACCATGATGTCTTCTTAACGCTTCGGTACAACGGGACATAACCAAGCTTCTGGTTTTCCATCCGGTTGCTCCTGCGCTTACGTTCAGCATTAAAGTCAAAGAGCTCAGCTGTAGACATTGCCTCCCCCTTTGCTGTTTACACATTTAGAATGTGGTGCCATAATTACTCCTGTGAATTGATCCAGTACTAGAAAGTCATAGTGATCTGAGAGTCGTCAGCTGTTACCGCAGTTGGCGACTTTTTCTTTTGTGGCAATACCGATTCCACAGCCTGACGCGCTACCTCACGAATCAAACTGGTTTCCCATACCTTCTCTAGCAGTACGAACATCGTTGCCATGTCGCGGATATTTAGGCGGCTTACTTTCGATTCGTGCCACCCTGCTTCCTTCGCTAACTCTCGGTTAGTCTTCTGCATCATCCGGCAGCGGAGTTCTGTCTCCACTTCATTGATGCGCTTGCTATAACTTGCATGTTCCATTTGTGATACTTCCTTTGTTGAATAAATAGTTACACCACCGGTTAGGTGGTTGGGGTTTCCCCACATTGCGGCAGGGAGGCTATGACTGTTAAAGAGCGGTGTTGCTTAAGCTGCTAAGCTTGTTTTATCTGGGTTTGCTGCGTTCAACAGCCACTCAGAAGTGAATTTTCCATTTGAGGCATTAGCTAACAGCTTTGAATAATTGGTTTTACCTGTGTACTCGGTACGGGGAAGCGTCCCCTTTACAGCCCATTTATGAACTGCCACAACTGATAAACCGCATAACTTAGCTGCTGCTGTCTGCCCGCCAACCGCATTTACTGCAATTTGTACAGGGTTCATAAGCATCCTTATTAACTAAATTAACTTCGGGTTAAGAATATATCTTAACTGACAGTTATGTCAATTCTTTGGATAATTAACGCATGGTTAAAAAAGACGATGTGAAAGAGGCGTTCTCTCGGAGACTTGATGCGGCTTGTTTAGATGCAGGCGTGGCAGGTAGGGGATTGCCCGGAAGAATTAAAGCAGCCCTAAAAAAACAGGGTATTGAAATTAGCGAACCCGCTATCTGGAAGTGGAGAAATGGAGCGGCAATTCCAGACTCAACAAACATCCTTGCGCTTAGCCGGTGGCTGAATGTTAGGGCTGAATGGCTTGAGTATGGAGTAGAACCTATGAGCCAAGATGCAGCTATAGCTCAAAAAGAACCAGATATGCCTCCACAGAACCAGTGGAGTGGCGTTGACGTGTGGGATAGCGATACACCTCTCGGTGATGATGAGGTGGAGATCCCTTATTTCAAAAGTATTGAGCTAGCAGCAGGACACGGATGCGTGAATAACGAAGACCATAATGGATTTAAGCTTAGATTCTCTAAAGCAACACTTCGTCGCGCTGGCGCAGATCCAGCCTGTACCATCGCTTTCCCAGTGCATGGGCACAGCATGGAACCAGTAATCCCAGAGGGAACTACGGTAACTGTTGATCTAGCCAATAAAAGAATTATAGATGGGGCTATTTACGCAATAGACCATGGTGACCTATTGAGAGTTAAGCAATTATTCAGATTGCCAAATAAGAAGCTAAGCATCAGAAGCTACAACAAAATAGACTTCCCAGATGAAGAAGCCGATCAAGATAGCGTTGAAATAATTGGTCGAGTAATTCATTACTCTGTGATGCTAGTCTAGTAACACCCCGCCGCCGAGCGGGGTTTTTATTGCCCTCACTCCTTCATCGCCTCCGCTGCCATTATGTACGTCGCCCTTCTCTTCTCGTCATACTCTATCTGAGCGAAAGATTCCAACATCGAAATGATGTATTCCTTCTTCACCTCTTGCTTGTAAGACACCAAATTCAGCGTTGCCTTTCCCACCGCTTCGCATAGGTCGTTATAGCCGATCGCGTTCTTTTCCATATGCCCTCCTTTTTTTTGCTCACTTTACCACCAAAAACAGCCCAGATATCCAATCATAAAAAATAAAACATCACTAGGTTCATATAGTTAACTTATAAACTTAACTTTATTAACCATTGGTTATTGACTGAAAATAACCACTGGTTAATAATCTACTCCATCAACACGGCAGGACGCACTAACCAACAGGAAGTTGGATGCTCTTTAACAATCAGAAGGTATGCCGAGAGGTGTACACCAAAGTTAAGTTGGCTTTGGCGGTGATGTGAATTGCAGGGCTAAGACCCAAACAGAAGATAAGCATCTGGCGCATCACAGCCAAAGCTAACTAACGGAGAAATCCATGAACGCAAAACAACGCTGCAAATTACGTCGTTTAGAGCGCCGTAGTGAAGAAAGAAATTCTGCCAATGCAGAGCGCCGGTTGGCAAGCAAAATCGCTACCACGCTCTCTGGATGCTCAGAGAGAACAGTAAAAGCACTATCACTACAGACACCGAGAGCTGCTAAAGAGCTTGAGGTTGAGGTGAAACGAAGTAACCACCGTATTTGGTACAAAGACACGAACCCGCTTGGTAGCAAGATTCATGCGGTGCAGAAATCACGCGGGAAGAGCATTCCCTTAATTTAGAGAGGTAGGTATGAGCGGTACAAAAACCATGAATGACTGGCTAAATGAGGCCAGAGCGCCGAGATTTGAAGATCGCTGGTACTTCAATCGCCGAGTGATTTGCGCAGATGGTTATAGCGTGTCAATTCAGGCTAGTGATTCTGCATACTGCCAGCCTCGAAGCGACTTTAAAGATATTGCTATGTATCACTCTTTTGAGCTTGGATTTCCGAGTGAAAAAGACGAAATCATTATGGATTGGTGTGAAGACGTTCAAGATCCGACAGGTACCGTTTACGCTTATGTCCCTCGGAATGTCGTTGAGAAGTTGATTGAGAAACACGGTGGAATTACAGCTCTACATGAGAGTGTGGAAGCAGATTAACAGGTCGCTTAGGCGGCCTTTTTTATTGCCTGAACAAGGGGTGTGAGATGGAAGAAGCAAGAAAAGAGTTTGAGCTTTTATGTCCGCTCAACGGATTGAAGAAAGATAACCCAATCATTCTTTCTGCAAATGCTGGCGTTGTCTATCGTGATGCCAAAACCCAGCAGGCATGGCGCTTCTTCTTAAAGGGATGGAGAGCTAAATCAAAAGCACTGGCAAAGAATAGTGAACAGGCCGCCTAGCGGTCTTTTTTATACCCAGAATGGAGATAGATATGAAGCACACACTAAAAGTTTATAAAGATTCCAAAGAATACCCTGATTACATGAAAGTCCGTTTTGATAAAACAAGCATAGGTAAATCATTCCTGTTTAATGGTCACCGATGGGCGTATGAGCATAGTACATTCGATGATTCTGGCAATTACGACCTGCTTTATCGTTTCGACGATGAGCCATACCCAGAGGAAAAATCAAATTCTGTAGATGAATTAACTGCTCGCGATTACTTCGCATCGAAGGCGCTCGGCCTGTGTTATGCGGACTACCTTAACTACGCCGCTGAGAATGGTGTTCAAGAAGGCTGGAGAGATGGCGTAGCGAAGGATGCTTATCTAATGGCCGACGCAATGTTAAAAGCCCGTGACGAGTAATGCACCTAGCAGGTATTCACTGAGTATCTGCTGTGAGCAATCCCGCTCATAACTGGAGAATGACTGCTCTGGTTAGCTGACACGTTTTGCCCCTCTCGTTAGGGGCTTTTTTATACCCGCTTCATCGCAAAGCGTAGGCGTTTTGCAATGAAACCAACAAAGGAGATCGCCAGTGAGCGAGATTACAGATTTAGTCGTCATTGAGAAGACCAATGCTCTAGCGGTCTTCACCAGCCAAGAGCAGCTAGACCCACTTATTGAGGCTATCGAGAAAGAGGCTCGCAGTCTGGTGCCGGATTTATCGACAAAGAAAGGCCGAGACGCTATCGCATCTATGGCACATAAAGTTGCCCGTTCGAAAACTTATATCGACAACGCTGGTAAAGACCCCGTAGCCGAACTAAAGGCGCTGCCAAAGCAGATTGATGAAAGCCGCCGATTAGTGCGTGAGCGGCTGGATGCGCTGAAGGATGAGGTTCGACGACCACTTACTGAGTGGGAAGCTGAGCAGGAGCGTATCAAGGCCGAGGAAGCCATGAATGCCATGCATGAAGAAGCGCTGGTAATGAATTCAGAGTTCGACCGCCAACGCGCAGCCAAGATTGAAGCCGATCATGAAATGGCTTTACTCATGAACGAGAAGATTGACCGTGAGCGCGAAGAAGCACGACAGAAAGCCGAGCAAGCCAAACGCGAGCATGAAGAACGTATTAAGCGTGAGGCCGAAGAGAAAGCACGGCGCGAAGCAGATGAAGCGGCAAAGCGTGAAATCGAAGCGGCAGCAGCCAGAGAACGTGAAGCGACATTGGCGAAGGAACGCGCCGAACGTGAAGCCAAAGAGCTGGCGGAGAAGGCGGAGCGCGACCGCATAGAGGCGGAGCAGCGAGCCGAACGCGAGAAGCAGGAAGCCGCTGAGCGTGCTGAACGTGAAAAGCAGGAAGCCATTGCCGAAGAGCAACGAAAAGCTCACGAAGAAGCCGAGCGAATTAAGCGTGAAAACGAGCAGAAGGAACAGGCTCGATTAGCTGAAGAAAAGCGCATCAAGGATGAAGAAGCTCGCCGCGCCGCAGATAAAGAACACCGCAAAATAGTAAACAACAAAGCACTACAAGACCTTATCGCCGCAGGTGTGCCGGAAGAATGCGCCAAGCTGTGCATCACGGCTATAGCCAAAGGCAACATCACCGCAATCAGCATCAACTACTAATCAATCAAACAGGAGTAACCCCATGCAAGAACTCAGCTTTGCAGGGTGCCCTCGCATGGGCACTCTTCGCGAATCACAACTAGACCGCATCGTTCGTATCGTCACTCAATTCTTCTCACCACTCTGGAGCAAATAACTATGACTGATTTCATGAGAGAACCACGCCGAATCCAAGCGGTGAGAGCTTGTCGATTTCTGCGCTGGGTTAAACGACTTCCGGTAGTTAAGCACTTATTTATCAAAGGTGATCCGTTATGAATGCATCAGTGATTATCGAGCTAAATAAAATCATCAGCGGCTTTAGCGAACAGACCAGTGAATTAGTTCTCCAGCAGGCCGAGGCGTGGGAAAAAGAAACAAAGCAGTATCACATCATCAAAGCATTAAGCCATCTGTCAGGACTCTCCCACGAAGCATTAGAGCTAGCTCTTGAACACGGCAATAACCCAGAAATATTAGCTACCGCCCTATTCTCTATTCTCCAATCAGCAAGCCAGTACCAAACAGCCATCGAGCTTAAACACATGCAGGAGGCAGCATGATTGAATCTGGAATCTATTACGGAATGTCAAACGAGGAATACCATGCAGATGAAGCGATCGGTTCAACAAGCATTAAAGCGATCAGCGTTAGCCCTGCCAACCTTTACTTCAACAAATTTAAAGGTAGTAAGTCTGCCAATATAGGAACAGCGATACATGCTGCTCTATTAGAACCTGATGTTTTTGAAAGAGAATTTATTCTTGATGAATCGTTAAAAACAAGGGCTTCTAAAGAATATAAATCACTAATCTCATCTGGTATGAAGGAAGAACATATATTCATAGGTAGTGAAGTGGAAACTATTAATAGAATGGTGGAGGCATCACAACTTAACGAAGATTTTATGTACTACATGGGGACATCTGGAAAATCTGAAGTATCTATGTTTACCACATGCCCAGAAACTGGACTAAGGCTTAAATGTCGCTTTGACAGGATTTCTGACTCGCTTCCATACCCATTAGATGTTAAGAGCTGCCAAGATGCATCAGAGCGTGGATTTAGCCAAGCATTCGGTAAGTATCACTATCACATTCAAGCTGCGTTTTACTTATATGTTCTGAAATTGGTAACGGGGAGAGATGTAAATCAATTTTGTTTCTTTGCCCAAGAAAATAAAGCCCCATACAGAAACTGTATGTATTACATAGGCGATGACTCTCTAGAGCTTGGACGAAAAGAAATGATGAGATCACTTTCCACGCTGAAACGTTGCATAGAAGGTGAGTTAGATAAGAGGGATGGAATAGCTCTTCAGTCATCTGAAATTAACCTTCCATCATATATGTTCGATGACGAATACGCTGACGAGGTATACCTGTAATGGACTTATCAAACACAATTATCCCTAAATCAGACCAAATAAATTTTGAAGACGTTCAGTCTTCGCCAATCACAGCAAAAATTAAGTCGGTAAGGTCTGGAAACAAAGAACAGCCTGTTTGGATTGATTTAGATGGGTTTGATGGACGCCCATACAAACCATCTAAGTCAATGAGACGAGTGCTAATAGGCGGATGGGGAAACGATGGGCATTCATGGGTTGGTAAAACGCTGTTGCTCATAGGTGACCCAAACGTCAGGTTCGGTGGTGTCGCAGTTGGTGGGATTAAGATTCAAGCAATGAGTGATGTTGAGGCTGATTTTTCAATGATGCTATCTGTATCTCGAGGTAAGCGGGTAGAACATCGAGTTAAAAAGTTAGTAATTCAACCTACGGTTGTTATGTCAGCCGAAGATAGTGCCGCATACGATGACATAATCAACAAAATGGGATTATGCCAGACAGCAAAAGAGCTAAAAGAATTGGGAGAAAAGTTGGCTAAATTGACTATCAGTGATTCAGATAGAAAAGCAGCTCTTGAAGTCTATAAATCCTGCTCAGAAAAAATTAAAAATATATCGTAAGAGGTGTAAATGCGCCGATTAGCATTCTATCGGCGGCCTCATAACTCCACAGGGTTCAAGGAAAGCGTAGTTAGGATGCTCGGGAAAAGGCCAGCGACAGGATTAGAGTTAGCTGAGCATTTCGGAATGAGGTTGCCTGAATTCAATAAAAAGATATACCAAGTCCTCATTGACACCAAGGTTGTGAAAGTCGTAGCCACGGAATGGGCTGAGAAAGAAGGAATCAGGGACCGAATCTATTCGATAGAGCGAAAAGCAAAACGACTCATCCCACCCCGACCAAAGAAAACAATCCCCATCAGTCTCAAGTCATTAGATTCAATAACAAACGGAATGAAGCAAAAGCATATCGACGCAGCCAAGCGCCGAGCAAAGCTTATTGCATCTGGTGAATACAGAGACTGGATGGACTAAGGAGATATTCATGAACAACCTACCAATAGAGACATACGAATCAGTAGTTCAGCAGCGTGATGCGCTGGAGAAGAAGCTGGCTGAATTAGGCAAAGAGAATGCCTATCTACTACCAAGTGCTGCTAGTGAGCTTAATACGTCATGGATGCTGCATAAAACAATGCTTGGGGCTCAAGTCGCCCTTTTCTGTGTAGTCAATGGAGACTTTCAATCAGCGCGTGATTGGTTGGAGGGAACAACTGACGAAGCAGGAGCAGAGATTCCTGACGGAATGACCATTCCTGAGCTTCAAGAATGGTTCGATAGCCAGATGGTGAGCAATGACGGGAATAACGGTTTCCTTAGCCACAAACAAGCAGAGGAAGCGATTAAAACAAGGGTTCCAGCCACCGACGCATTCACCCGTGAGCTGATGGCAAAAGGTGTTGATGCTTTAGCTGTGAAATACAGAAACATGATTGAAACCATGCATCCAGATACCATCGCATACGGTGCATTAAAGCAAGAGTTTGAGTCGGTAATCAAAGAGGCTAATAAATTCGCAGCCCAGCTTCGCAAGGGGATTAATGATGCACAGTAACAGCAAAGGCCTATCAGCGATTATCGATGACCAAATTATCCAAGTTATGAAATCTCACGGCCGATGCATGACCTACGTTGTTACGAACTGGCTCCGTGATTTTGATAAGAAAATCGAAACACCAGCAGTATTGCGTCGATTAAAAAAGTTGGAAAAGGCCGGAAAGGTTCAGCGCGTGAAAAGCGTCTATAAAACTCAAATCTGCTGGGACATAAAACATGACTAAGTTAACACCTAAGCAAATTGAGGTCTTATCTTGCGTTTGCAACGGGGAAAAAACCTACGCTATCTGGCGGCAAACTCTCAACGCATTACTGCGAAAAGGATTAATAACCAGAACCGTTGTTGGATACTCAATTACAGCGAAGGGAATCGACGCAAAGGAGCAGAGCAATGACTAAGTTAACAACTGAGCGGTTAGAGAAGCTGCAAGACGATTTATTGCAGTTTCAAGATTCATACAGCGATCCGGCAGACAAAGAGAACTACGACATATTTGTTGATGCTCTTCATGTGATTGATGAGTTTAAAATCGCGAAAGAAAAGATTCTGGCATACGAGCAAGCAGCTAAGAATCCCGCTGCTTGGATTGTTCACATGCGCACAGGCGATCAATTTACCACTGATGGAGACTTTGTTGGGCTTGGTGAGGCCACGCACGGCATTCACTCTACGCCGCTTTATGCAGCACCGGTAATACCTAAACAGACCGAGCCTGTAGATTTGAGTCAGCAGGTGGAAATACTAAATAGAATCTTGAATTGGATATTAAAAGAGCTTCCAGTTCCGACTAAAAAAGCCTCGGCAATGGCTATCCGATTAAGTTCTGTGATTGACATTATTTCAGACCTTGAGGTTTCAGCCCCAGCACAGGAGCAGAAATAGATGCTGATAGCCGGTTATATCCTTCTAGTCAGCGCCTGCGGATTAGATGCTTGCGACGCCCTCCCCGTTACACCTGAAGTCATGCCAAAAGAAACCTGTGAACAATGGATAAAGCTGATTCATGAGAAGCGGCCTAACCACGTTCTGATGTGCTTACCAGTTAACCAAGATTAATAGCCGCTAACCAGCGGGTTTTTTATTGCCTAAGTTTGGAGAAAATATGCAAATCGAAATCGGCGAATACGTCATTACGAGCGACACATATAACCTGATTCTCAACGAGAAAAAGGTAGCAAAGGAAGGTAAATCTGCAGGTGAAGAGAGGCTTCAGTCCATCGGGTTCTACTCAAAAATCTCCACGCTTATCTCTGCATTAATTCAGCGCGAGGTTCTGCTCTCTGACGCCCAGTCATTGCAGGCAATGCAGCAATTAATAGAGCGAGTTTCATTGCAGTGTGAAAAGGCTTTCAAGGACTTTAACAATGCGACACATCATCAAGGGTAATCCAGAGCGTAAAGAAAGAGCGGCGATGAAAGCTGCTCTCGATATACATCAATCCAAGTACGGCGACTATGGGCCAACCAAGAAAGGCGTCACGTACACAATCAAAGTTAGCGAAGAGAAATTCTTCATCGAGATTATCAACCGAGAGAAATCATATGTGGCTACATCGATGATGCGGCCTAGGGATTTATCCAAAGTGTGGGGGAATGCAGCGTGAAAAAATACAAACTGATTTATGCAGACCCACCGTGGACATACAGAGATAAGGCAGCAGATGGCGAGCGTGGTGCATCATTCAAATATCCCACGATGAGCATATTGGATATATGTCGCTTACCGGTATGGGACTTAGCTGATGAGTCTTGTCTGCTGGCGATGTGGTGGGTGCCAACGATGCCAGCCGAAGCGTTGAAGGTTGTCGATGCTTGGGGATTTAGATTGATGACTATGAAGGGATTCACATGGCACAAGACAAATCGACGCAAAGGAAACAGTGCGATCGGCATGGGCCACATGACAAGAGCCAATAGCGAAGATTGTTTGTTTGCGGTTCGTGGCAGGCTGCCAGAGCGATTTAACGCAGCGATCTGCCAGCATCAAACTTTCCACCGCGCTGAACATAGCGCCAAGCCCCCAGAGTTTCGCGATCTGCTTGTTAGCTTGCTAGGCGACGTGCCTCGCATTGAGCTATTTGCGCGTCAGCAGGCTGAATGTTGGCATTCGTGGGGCAACGAGGTCGGTTGCAATATCGAGTTCCAGCAAGGAGTGAAAGCGGCATGACATGACAGCAGAACAAGACAACGCGATCCGCAATGTTGCGCGACGATGCAACGAAGCAATGAAATCTGCAATAAAGTCCGCGCCCAAAAAAACCAACATCGACACAATCACCCGCCCGATTCTTCTCAGCCACTACGAAACCATTAAACCTCTCGGAATTCCATTCGTTAGGTTCCTTTGGACTATTGGCATTTTGAATGGGCAGTTTGAGGATAAATGATGGATGAGCAATATCTAAAGGTATCAGCCGTCGCCGAACGGCTAAATGTTTCACCTCACACAATCTACAGGAACCCTGTCAAGTTCAACATGTTCAAGGTGGGTGGTTCATGGCGTGCAAGAGAAGAAAGTCTGGAAAGTTTATCAAGCAAAGTTAACAATGCCATCCGGCTGGGTGTGGTCGGTAAGGAGTCAAAGAAATGCCGATCGTCAAAAGAGGAAGCATATACTGGGTCGATATCTCCGCTCCAGACGGAACGCGAATTAGGCGTTCTACTCGCACCGAGGAAAAAACGAAAGCTCAGGAGTACCACGACAAGCTAAAGCATGAACTATGGCAGGTTGCAAAGCTGGATAAGATACCTGACCGTATTTTTGAGGATATAGTTATCCTTGCATTACGTGATGCGGAGAACCAGTCTTGCTTTGAAAATAAGCAGATTTACGCCAGATACTGGTTATCTGTTTTCCGTGGGCGGATCATCTCTAAAATCACAGGGGAGGATATAGCAAACAACCTCCCCACTCACTCTACCGCAAAGAAGTGCAAGCTATCTAATGCCACCCGTAACCGGTACAGGGCATTTATTATGCGAGCATTCTCTCTGGCTGTTGCGTCTGGCTGGCTTAATGGAATGCCTCACCTATCAACGCAGAGAGAGCCAAAGGTTCGTGTGCGTTGGATTGAGAAGGAACAGGCAAGGATGCTTATTGGGGCTTTGCGTCTGGATTGGATGAAGGATGTGGTTTCATTTGCGCTGCTTACTGGCGCGAGGAAAGGAGAGATATTTTCTCTGAAATGGGAAAACGTTAACCTATCACGTCGTATTGCCGTGGTTACGGCAGAAAATGCGAAGTCAGGGAAAGCGCGACCGATCCCCCTCAATGATGAGGCCGTGAAAATTATCTCTGGACGTAGCCGTGAATCTGAATATGTTTTCTCAGTAGACGGCGGCGTCATTAAGGAGATCAGCCGCGCTGATTTCGCAAACGCATTGAAGGTTTCAGGCATCTTCGATTTCCGCTTCCACGACTTAAGGCACACTTGGGCAAGTTGGCACGTCCAGAACGGAACACCGCTGATGACACTGAAAGAACTCGGAGGATGGGAGAAGCTAGAAATGGTCAATAAATACGCTCACCTGAGCACTGAGCATTTGAGTCGTTTTAGTGGAATTGTCACGTTTTTGGCACAAGACGAAATCGGTAAGGAAAATCGACCAGCCTTATCACTTGTAAACTACTGA